GTAATACACTATCATCACATACGAACGTGCAGTATCACTACTGCGTCTTTTTAGCCTTATTAATCTTTTCAAACAACCAAATCGCGGCATTTGCGATCGTCATCCGGGTAGGGTAGTGGTTGAGTGCTCATCACGGCGAGAGACTATCATCCCTGCGACCCGAGGTCCAGGTTTAGAGCGCATGAAATTAGCCTGCGCAAGCCTTAACCGTTTAATTTGCCTTTGATATGTGAGCCATGGTTTCAAACTCTGATTTAGATTTAGTCCAATTAATCAGAGTTTGAGTTGATACTTTATGTGCCTTTGCGGCTTGAGAGAGTGATGTAAATATGCCTAATGGAGTTTTAACTGATTTCGCGTTTCCGGGAATGTTGCCTTTGTGAGATTCTGATAATTTCTTTTTAGTTTCTTCTGTAAAAATTTGATGTTTTCTTGCTTCTCTAACCTTTTGTTTATGTTCTTCAGTTAATTTTCTGCCTTTAAGAGATTTTGATAATTTCTTTTTAGTTTCTTCTGAACAAACATATACTCTTCCTGTATTTGCCTTACCTATTTTTTCTCTATGCTGGGTAGATAATTTTCTACCTAACGCAGATGGAGGATGTTCGCCGCCTTTGTTCAAATTCCAGCCTATATTTTTTTCAGGGCGAAGTTCTTCTTCGTATGTGTAGCATATATCCTTTTCGCCTTGAAATACTATAGTTTGAATAAGTTGACCGTAGAATTTTTTAATAATACGAGAAAGGTAAGGATTACAATGATTATTAGTTTTTACATCATTAAAATGTTCGCATAATCTTTGCTTTGGATTATTAGAAACTCCGATGTATCCTTGGATACGCATATCATTATGTTCTGGCAAATGAAGCCAATAGACATAGGTATGGTCATTATAAATAGACATGCTGATGATTCCTTGTAAATCGTTAGAGTCAGTGGATGCTTCAACATCGCGACTGGCAATAATATTTATTAAATCTTGCCTTTTATATGAGACTTGTGTATCCTGCAACTTATTTGTCCATTATAATAATCATCTGATTCTAATACTTTTCTTTCAAATTGAGTCCTTGCTTCTATATAGGTACATTCCGATTTACTTTTACAATAAAATAATATCTCTCTAGTAAACTTATCTTGCCCGAGAGCTGCTATATCCTTTTTAAGCTCATCTGAACTTGACCAATATGTCTGCCAGTCTGAGTCTATTTTTGATTTAATACGTTTCTTTTTCTTTGTGCCGTTTTTAAGTTTTACTGTTTTATATGTAACTTTACTAAATTTAGATAATTTTTTTCCTATATACTGCTTGCCTGAGACTGTATTAGTGATAAGGTATACGAATCCTACACAGGTTTCTGGTAGTTCATTTATTTCCTTCCCCTGATACAGCCACATTTTGTTGTAATCTTGCCCTCTTTGCTTCTCTTTTTCTTCTCATTTCCATTTTTCGATTAGCCTCACCTTCAGCACATACACGTTTGCACTGTATGATCAGGGCTCTGGCAACTTGATGAAATGTTCTTAACTCCCTACGAACTGCATTACCTTTGTCTCTTCCTTGAAAATTCTGGAAGCCCATATTGGCATTGTGAAGTTTCACAAACGCTTCAACGAGTTCATTATACATTTCGTTATATTTGTTTATCTCTTTAGTCGACATACTCTACATCGTTTGAATAAGAAGTAAACCCTGATTCTTTTATAACTCTAAGAACATTATTCACACGTCCGATTAGCTCATCTTTATGACTGATTAGGTAAATGTTCTTGTTTCTTTCTCTACACATCTTCTTAAGAACTGCTAAAGCACTCTCAACACCTGCTGAGTCCATGCCCGCATCTACTAATTCGTCAATAAACAACAGATTAATGCTTTGATAAAGGCCTTCCCAAACATCTCTAAACGCAAAACTCATTGACAATATCAGTCTGTTACGTTCTCCTCTACTTAAATTATCGAAGTCTAATTCTTGTCCAAGCTGAGTGATTTCAACGTTTAAATCATTTTGGAAGACAACTTTATGTGGAAGTCCAAGTCGGTCAATATAGTAGGTTAATCTTTTGTTTAAATATGTTAGATTTTGATCTATGATACGTTTGCGTATGAAACTATCTTTATTCGTTAACAATTTGTGTAAAAATTCTTGATGATCTTTAAGTTTTGTTAATTCATTTACTTTGGTCCAGTCTATTTCTTGAATGGCACTGGCTTTTAGTTCGTCAATTTGTTCTGCATATGGATTAGATTCGTTGGCCTTTTCTAGTAGATTTTTTTCTAAGTTAGCCAAGTTGTTTTTATGACCTAATGCTTCTGCTTCTGTCTCATAGAATGTATCTGGTTTCTTAGGTTGCCTGACTATGGGTTCAATCTCATTGACAATTAGGCCAAGATCATTGATAACTTTTAGAGCATAGGTTTCTGCTTCTTCTTTATGTTTCAATGCTTCGCCTAACATTTCTTTATATTTTTTATCGTGTAGCTTTTCACCGCAGGCATGACACTTATGATCTTTTAATTTTTCTAATTCTTCTGAATATTTTTTAACAGTTTTTTCTGCCTGCATCACAGCATTTTCAAGAGTAGCCTGTTGTTTTCTTAATCCAGTTAGTTTTTTATCATTATCTAGCCATGTCTTTAATGCCTGATGAGCAACTAGTTCAGCTTCGATGTCCACGGATTCTAAACTTACAATTGCACGACCTAATGATTCTAATTCTTGATCGTGTTTATTTTCCCAAGCAGAACTTTTTAATTCAATACTGTTAATACTTTTTTGAACATTTTCGTTAGCTGTCTTAATACTTTCAATTTTATACGTTTCTTGTTGTATTTGATCTTTAGTATCTTTGATTTCTTGTTTGAGACGTTCTGCTTTTTCTGAAAGTATGGTTATACCTAATAATTGTTCAATCACTTCTCGTTGGTCAGCAGCCTTCATGGCCAAGAATGGTTCTGTATAGGTATTTAGAGCTACAAGATGTTTGAACATGGTATGACTCATATTCAATAACTCGTCAATGGCCTTTTGTGTTTCTCTGCTGTCGCCTTGAGCCTCGTCTTCTGACTTTGAGTGATCTTCAACTTCCTGATGATTAACAAAGAATCTAAGAATATTAGGTTTACGACCACGTTCAATTTTGTAATGAATACCGTGTTTAATAAATTCAACGGTTACTAACATATTTTTACCGTTGATCTTGTTAATTAAATTTTCTTTTCTAATGTTTGTTAGTGCCTGTCCGTATAAGGCATAACTTAGTGCATTGATGATTGTGGTTTTACCTGTGCCGTTTCGGCTACCAGTGTCGTCACCGCCAAGATCGAGGTTGCTGCCAAGCACCAGAGTAAGTTGTTCTCTATTGAAATCTACAGCCTGTGAAATATTTCCCACCGACATAAAATTTTTCACAATGAGATTTTGTATTTTAAATGTCATAGATTATTGTAAATTTCCAGTAGGATTTTTTTATCGTACTGTCCTTGATCTAGGTTAATTAATTGTTCTGAAACAATTTGATCGACTGACTCAAACTGTGTATCAGGATTGTCCTCATACGTGCCTTCAATAGTGTTTTTATCCTGTATAAGACTGATTTCTCTGATATCATAGTCGTTGGTAAATGTTTCCTTGATAAGATTAGCTTCTTCGAAACTAATATCAATGTCTAAATTTACCTTTAGATACATTTTACTCTTCATTATGGTGTCTTTTTGATCAATAAGGTCTGATAACTTTATAGTTCTATACTTTGGAGCGTCAGGCCAATTATGATATTCTGGTTTACCTCCCCACTTTAATATCATCATACCTCGTTCATCATCCCAAGTATCTGCAAAGTTGTGGGGAAAGGCGTTACCTATATAATGAACAATACCTTTACTCTGGCGTTTATGAAAGTGCCCACTGAATACATAATCCGGACCGTTGAAATCATCTGCTTTGAGTTCGCCGGTATCTGGCATTTGCACCATAGCATTCATATAGAACAACGGTAATTCAAAATGTCCGAAAACATATTTGCTTTTGACCTTTTTCATCGTATGCCATTCGTCCCCTACTAACCAAGGAACAAGAGTAACATCACCTAGAGTGGTGACAGTGTCTATAACAGTTACGCCGGGTATGTGGCGACCGAACGCACTGCTATGGATGTTACGCTTGTCCTTGTAGTATAAATCGTGATTACCAGGAAACCAAAAGAACTGCTCAAAAGCATTGCCTAGTTTTTCTAAACACCTTAGACTTGTATCTAAAGTAACTAAATTAAGGCTATTACGATTATGACTCCAATCTCCAAGAAAGATACCAGTTTCACAATCGTTGGCCTGTGCAGTTTCTATATACCAGTCTACAAATTCTTCACAATCACGAAGGTGTACTGCAGAATTGCTTTTGAGACCGAAGTGAATATCGGTCATTGCTGCTACCTTCTTAAAAAGGTTCATAAAATATTTCTCCTACCTAAAGTATAATATTTTGTAAAGTTAAAGTCAAGCCTCAGCTTCTTCATCTTCTTCAATATCATTTGAACTTTTTGGTAGTCTGAAGTTTTTATATAATTCTGCTTGTCTTGCGGTTTCTTCACTGAATTCGTGCTGATTTTGCCTAGTCATGCTAGGAGTTAGACCAGCATCTTCTAACATATCATCGCGTATGTTTTGATTGCGTTTTTCTATGTTTAATATTCGAGTAAAGCTATTTGTTACCGCAGCGGTATAGTAGGCAAATGGGTTTTCCGATTTTGATTCGTCAAACTGTAGTCCAATCTGACTTAATTGTAGGATAGCCTGACCTTTCATTTCTTCAACATAGGTATAACCACGCCAGTTACTGCGTTGAGCGTATCGTTCTGATAGTTTTAAAAACATACGTCCTAGATTTTCTGTAATACGTCCGTGATCTTTAGAAAATTTACCTTTGGATATTGTGCCTTTCCAATGACTCTTGCCTACACAGATCAATTCTTCGGAATCGTCAAATTTCCAATGTTGAAAAGGAGGAAAGTTTACTTTATCATGACTGTCTGCTGTGGTTTTTGTAGTTTTTTTTCTTCCTGGAGCTAGCGGAATATGATCAAATGTCATTATTCTAAATACTAAATCTTGCTTTGAAATAGTTTTGTAGTCAATCGCACAATCTGCTAGTTTAATTTTTTTGTCTCCTGCATTTTTTGCAGCAACAAATATTTCTAAACTAAGTCTTTTGGCACGATTTCTTTTGGCTTCTGCTATGGTTCTTAAGTTTACTTTTGTGAGAGATGGTAGAATTATATCATGTTGACTGAATTCTTTTTTGGTAAAACTAGAAAAACTACATTTGCTTTTATGGATTTCTGATAATAAATCGCGATTATTAAGATATTTTATTTTTTTACCAACAAGGTTTACTGTTTGAGTCATTATTATTTTTATTCCTTTTAGTAATTATAACAGGGAAGAAAAGCGAAGTCAACCATTAAAAATGCATTTTATTTATTGGGTAAATATACTTTATTAGGATTTTAAAATGGGCGATGGATATATAGATCATACAGACAATTCTTACGCTAATCCCGGTACCGGCGATGCTGCTGTTTTACAGAAAGTAGCCAGTCGACCTGGGCCTGATGGCGGAATGGAAGCGGTCAGATTAAATGGTGTACCAGATGGAGCCCATCCAGTCCCACCAGCTCCACCTACTGTATTATTAAGAGATATATTCGGCAATGATCAGGGTAAAGACCTAAGGGCTAAACTACGTGTTCCTATTAAGTATCTAACGGCAGTAACCAAAGGAGGACATAACGATGCGTTGATAAGGTTAGGTGGTATTGTTTTTCCTTATACACCACAGATTCAAATAGAACATAAAGCAGAATATCAGTCAATAACTCCTACTCATTCTAATTTTCCGATAAATTTTTACAATAAGAGTAGTATTGGAAATATTTCAATCGTTGGTAAATTTTCAGTACAAAATATAGATGATGCACAGGTTTTTGTTAGTACAATACACCTGCTCAGATCCTTGACAAAAATGAGATTTGGTGGTATGACTGGTGATCCAGATTCAGGAAGCCCTCCTCCGGTTTGTCGATTTGATGCTTACGGGGAAATGATTTTTGAAAATATTCCAGTGGCGGTATCTCAATTTAGGATTGAATTACCTGATAATATAGATTATTTTACATTTCCTGGAGTGCCCGGAGTGTATGAAGCTACATCAGTTCCTGTTATAAGCACTCTTAATATAACATTAACACCTATGTATAGTCGTGGAGAAATGCAAGACTTTAGTGTTGTGAAATATTTAAACAATGGTCTGGTAGGTAGAGGTTACTTATAATGTATAGCAAATCTAGCCCTTATTATAATACTCAAATAGTGAATGGATACTTAGATGTTATTCAAACTACTTCTTTTCCTAAAGAAACAGATGATATATTATTTACAATTACTAATACGTATGACAATAGGCCTGACCTTCTTGCAAATGATTTGTATAAAGACTCTAATCTATGGTGGGTATTCGCAGCAAGAAACAAACAAGTTTTAAAAGACCCTGTTTTTGATTTTCAAGCAGGAATAAAAATTTATCTGCCTAAATTATCTACTATTAAAAAATTTAGAGATATTTAATGACAACATCTGCGCCAGTTAACCAAAGTGAAAATCTAGAAAGAGTTTCCCAAGAAGTTGACGCAAAGAATTCTCAAGTAGAGGAAAGTTTAGTCACTTCTGCGTCAAAAACTCAATTTGATTCTACATCAACAAGTAAAACCACGGTAGAAGGTACAGGCGAAGTTAATGTACTTCATGCTTTTAGATCTTATACATATAACTTCACACTAGCAGGCATACAAAAAGAATATTTAAAAGACCCTAGTAAGTATAGAGTATCTGAATTAGATTACGTAATAATAAAATCTGGAGGTAAAGGATTTCAAGGCATAGTACCTCCTAGTGATGTTACCAACGCTCAATCGGCAACAGTTCAAAGTGATTTAGCCAATGATCCTACTGTTGGTTCAAGCGTAACTGAAAATAATATAAAGAATGTTGAAAAACTAAAATCTAATAATAAAGATTTAATATCAGGATTCAATGCCAATAGTCCAGGAAGATTCGATATGTTTATTGAGAATGTATATATCGAAAGTCTTATGGTTGCGAATGAAGAAGGGGGAAATTTAAGCAAACCTACTAAAATTACGTTTGATGTTGTTGAACCTTATAGTATAAATGGATTTTTAGAAGCTCTTCATGTTACCGCTATTGCCACAGGATATACCAGTTACCTCAGTACACCGTTTGTTTTAAAATTAGAATTCGTAGGATACCCTGATGATCAAGATTTGCCAGAATCAGAGACGGTACCAGAATCGACAAGATATTATCCAATAATCATTACAAAATGCACAATAGAAATTACTGAAAAAGGAACAAGGTATAAAGTATCAGCTATGCCTGTAAATGATAGAGCGGCAGGCGAATCGAATGTGATTAAAAAGCCTATTAAGATGGCAGGGTCTACTGTAAAAGAGATCTTAAAAGATTTCATGGATAATCTTACTAAACAGGCTAGTAGCGTAAACCCTGGGGCCGATCCTGCTGGGTTAGCCACTCATAATTTTGAAACTACAGATATATATGATATAAAGTTTCCTAGCAAAGATTTAGAGAAAGGTTGGATAGATACACCTGAAAATGAAATAGCAGGGAGTATACTCACTGATATAGCTAAGAATAATAATTTGTTTAAAATGGTGGCTCCCGAAGAAAGTACAAAACGAAATGCGTATAAAGGTCAAAAACCTAAAAATGAAGGTGATAGTAGAGTACCATATACTCCAGGAAAAACAGTCATACAATTTAATGAAGGTGCAACTGTTGATAATGTGATCACTGCGATTATAAGAGACAGTAATTATGTTAAAGACATTTTAAAAGGTTTAAAAGCAGGTAAAAAAATTGACGACTATGGCATGGTTGAGTATTTTGCTGTAAACATTGAGGTTGAAAATTTAGAAAAAATAAGCGAAGTATCAAAAGAGCCATTTAAAAAATACACTTATGTGGTCACACCCTACAAAGTTCATATTAGTAGAATACCTCCATTTGGTAGTGAGCCTTATGAAGAGAAAAAATTAAAAAAATTAGTACGAAGAGAATACAATTATCTATATACTGGGTTGAATACAGAAATATTAAATTTTAAGTTAGACTTTAATTATTTGTTTTTTGAAGCGGTACCACCTGCTATGGGCAATAAAGAATCTCCTAGCAACAAGGGAACTGCTAGTAAGAATGGTGAAAATACTATACAGGCAAAAGGAACAACACCTGACCAACAAAAAGAACACCAGGTACCTTTACCGCCAACTAGAGCAACAAATATTGATACACAGGCTACTGGCGGTAATGCTTTGCAACCAACACATGATCCATATTCAAACATGGCCAGGGCCATGCATGATGCTGTAATTAATTCTAAATCTGCATTGTTAAAAGGTGAAATTGAAATATTAGGAGATCCTTTTTACCTTGTAACAGGTGGCATGGGAAATTACAATCCTAAATTAAAAAATGCTGTAGAGACAAAAGACGGAGAAGCTGCTTATCAGTACATGGAGGTACTAATTGGAATAACTTTTAGAAATCCTGTTGATATAAATCCGGAAACTGGAATGATGGAGTTTGATCCTAATAGAATTCCTTTCAGTGGCATATATAGAGTTTTGAAAGCAAAAAGTACATTCAAGGATGGTTTGTTTAAACAGGTTTTAGAAATAATGAGGTTCAATGGGCAAATATTAGATCAGAATGTTCCTATAACTGATCCAGCCGATGCGGTGTTGACTAAACCTAATCCCTCTGCTGTACCTGTAGTAGATACTGCTAACATAGATGTTAATAGTCGCAGAGCAAGTTCAGAATCTGTTGCAGAAGTTTTAGATAGGGGATTACCTAATCCTGGAGAACCTGGAGAACCAAGCAATTATACAGGAACAGTCGGTGGGTTAGGCGGTGCTGAACCTAGTTTATTGGTACAAACACCTGGACTAGCTTCTGCAAGTTATGTTATGAATGCAATAAATGATCCCAGTTCAGTGATCGCCACAGGAGTACCTATAATTTCTCAAACTATAGGGCAACCTTTACCAGTTTCAGATATAGCTAGTAATATGAGATTAAATACCAGCGGACTATTTGACCTTAACAAATCTAGTTTAACCAGCGCGGCATTAGTTGCTGCTGCTTCTAATGTTGTCACAGGAAACGTACCATTAAAACGTGCGGCCGGTGTGATTGCAGGCGGATTATTAGGAACTGCACTTTCAAATGCTTTAAATAAGTCTAATCAAGGATCTGGTATAGGAGAAGGTGCCACCGTCAAACTTACAAATGATTTTGTTGATCCTAGCGAATTAACTTCTAACCAAGCCAAACAAGGATTAGGTATAAGCAATTTCACAAACCCCAGCGGTGCCATTACTGATGTTGTAAGTTCGGTAAAAAATTTAGGAAGTTCTGCTATTGATAGTGCTATGAGCATAGGGCAAGATGCGGCTAGGTTAATAAGCGGAGTAGGTGAACAGTTACAAGGACTTACTGCACCTACTACGGATCCTTTTAATATTTCAGCTAGAGCTGGATTAGATGCTACTAAACTAAGTGGCATGAGTAATTTCACAGGAAAAATTACAGATCAGCTAAAATCACTAGCAACTAATATGCCTGATAATGTTGATCTAGAAAAAGCTGCTAACCAAGGTATAATATTAGATTATCTTCCGAGTAGTAAAATAGCAAACCTACCTCCTATAGCCCCGTATACAACTGCCCCAGAGCCAGGACAATCGCTTATAGATGAAGCTTATGTATCAGCCAGTGCAAATCTTCCTATTGACAGAAATATTATAGCTGACAAATTGCAATCAGCAAGAAATAATTTATCTTCACTTACAGGATTACCTAATATAGTAGACCAAAATCTTACAGGATCTGTGACTTCAAAGTTCGGCAGTGTTACTAGTGGATTAAGTCCTTTAGATAAACTTATGAGAAAAACAAGTACATGACTATGAGATTTATTGAACGCAGAAAACGATCTCCGTTAGGAAAACCTGGACCTTATCTAGCTGAAATAGTAAATCATTTAGATCCTACCTATATGGGTATGTTAGAAGTTGCTTTATATAAAGGTGTACCTAATACAACCAAAGACGACGGTGAAACTTATGTAGTAAGATATTGTAGTCCATTTCAAGGTAACACCAGTGTTAGGTTTGAAGGCAACAATAGCAGTGATTTCAATGACGTCCAAAAAAGTTACGGAATGTGGATGGTACCGCCCGATATAGGATCTACTGTAATGGTCTTTTTTATTGACGGAGATGCTAATCAAGGATTTTGGTTTGGGTGTGTAACAGATACATTTCAGAATCATATGCTTCCAGGAATCGCAGCAAGTAAAAACACTGCATTAACTGAAGAGCAGCGTAGAAGGTATGGAACAGACTATTTGCCTGTGGGTGAATTCCATATAGGAACCAAAAAATTTGACAATCCTGTTGTAGACAAATTTGCAAAACCTGTACATCCTTTTGCTGAACGATTGTTAGAACAAGGCCTATTATTAGATACAATAAGAGGTGTTACAAGTTCAAGTGCCAGGAGAGAAGTTCCTAGTAGTGTGTTTGGTATAAGCACCCCGGGACCGTTAGACGAGAGACCAACTGCCCGTAAAGGAAAGATAGGCTATGGGTCAGGGACAACTGTGCCGGTAAGCAGACTAGGTGGCACTACATTTGTAATGGATGACGGTGATACCGATGGACAAAATGAATTGGTCAGACTTAGGACAAGAACAGGACATCAGATTCTATTACACAATAGTCAAGATCTAATTTACATTGCCAATAGTAAAGGCACGTCTTGGATTGAAATGACAAGTAATGGTAAAATAGATATCTATGCTCATGACAGTGTGAGTATACATTCCGAACAAGATTTCAATTTTCGTGCAGATAGAGATATAAACTTAGAGGCAGGAAGAAATATACATCTACGCAGTATAAAAAATTGCGAAATAAACATAGGAGGATATCACTTTTTAAAAGTAGATGAGGATCAAAAGACATCTATAATGGGAACGCATGACCTAACTATCAACGGGGAAAGTAAAACCACTGTCAATGGTACACTTTCTTTTAATGTTGCAGATAAAATAAAATTAAGTGCAGGAGGAAGTTTAAATCTTGCAGCAGAAGGTAACATAAGTTTAGGAACTGCTGGACAATTAGGTTTAGGAGCTAATGGACAAGTATTATTAAGCGGTAGTCAAGTACATTTTAATGGTCCTGCAGCACCTGCTCCTGACACAGCAGATAATGCGACTATACCGCCTGACTTACCGATATTTTCTTTACCAAATAGGAAAATTAGCGCAGGATGGGTAAATGGAACTTTTTATAATAGTTCTCCTATTAAATCTATTATGCAAAGGGTTCCTACACATGAGCCCTGGCCACAGCATGAAAATGTTAATCCTAATCAATTCAGCCCAGCCTCAACAGATGTTACATTGCAAAACAGATCAGCATCTGGTGTTCCGCCTAATACAAATACAGCAGAAGGAGGCGCCGCTTCTCCGCAACAAAGTGCTAATAGTCCTGAAATACCTCCAGGATCATGCGATGTACAATATTCAAAAGATATAAACAATGCATCTGCTCAGGGAGGAATAGATGCCTTGAAAACAGCATGTCAAAAATATGGGCTTACAAGTCCCTACGCTGTGGCGGCATTATTAGGAATAGCAGGTGGTGAGTGCCGTTGGAAATTAGTTGAAGAAAACTTTAATTACAGTGCTGATAGGTTGTTGCAGGTATTTCCTAGCGTGTTTAAAGGTGATAGAGCTTTAGCCCAACAATATGCAGGTAACCCTAATAATAGTTTACCTGAATTTTTATATGGATCTAGCACCGCCAAAGGCAAGGGATTAGGTAATACACAAGCAGGCGATGGTGGTAAATTTATCGGCAGAGGTTATATTCAACTTACAGGCAGAGCCAATTATTCAAAATATGGGACTATGATAGGACAAGATTTAATTGCAGATCCTAAAAAACTAAACAGTCCAACTATAGCAGCAGAAGTAAGTGTTAAGTATATGTTAGATCGTTGTAAGGCAAGCCAGACAGATCCAGGATATTTTGAAGCCGCATGTAGTGCGGTAGGATACAATACACCGGATATCAAGGCGAAAAAACGGGGTTACTATGAATGTTTCCTAGCCCAATTGCAAGGTGGTATAGTCAGTTCGGGTACAGGAGGTATTGTAACAGATAGCAGCGGTAACCCAATAAAGACAGGATCAGGTAGTCAATAAATATATTATGCCTTACAAAAACATAGAATTAAATCCTGCACCTTATAGCAGAGAATTTACCAGTGCTAGAACTCGTTTTTATAGAGGGTTCAGTACGGTGAATCCGTCTAATAGATCAAGTCAACTCTATGACTTCGATCTTGTTAAACAAAATCTTTTAAATCATTTTAACACTCGTAAGGGTGAAAGGGTAATGAATCCTAAGTTTGGAACAATAATTTGGGATTTAATTATGGAACCTATGACAGAAAACATTAAACAGTTATTGTTTAACGATATAAAAGAAATATGTAGTTTCGATCCTAGGTCATACCCTTTACAAATTGCTATAAATGAATATGAACAAGGTTTTTTAGTAGAAGTTACCTTAGCCTTAAAAAATACAGATCAAACATCAATTTTAAAACTTTTGTTCGATCAAAAACTAGGGTTACAAGTTCAATAAGTAGGTACTTAAAATTACAATAAATATTGGTATAATAAAATTATGATACCTAACACTTCAAACAAACTATTCATAACAGAAGATTGGACAAAAGTTTATCAATCTTTTAAAAACGCTGACTTTAAGAGTTATGATTTTGAAACTCTTAAAAGAACAATGATTTCATATCTTCGTGATAATTTTCCTGAAGATTTTAACGATTATATTGACAGTAGCGAATATGTAGCTTTAATAGACCTAATTGCGTTTTTAGGACAGAATTTAAGTTTTAGGATTGACCTAAACGCAAGGGAGAATTTTTTAGAAACAGCAGAGCGTAGAGACAGTATTCTCAGACTAGCTCAGTTAATAGGTTATACGCCTAAAAGAAATGTTCCTGCTACAGGCTTTTTAAAAATTACAGGCATAAGCACAACAGATAATGTAATAGATAGTAGCGGTATAAATCTTGCCAATACTCCAATATTATGGAATGACAGTACAAATGCCAATTGGTATTCACAGTTCCTTAGTATTTTAAATAGTGCAATGGTTAGTAATTTCGGTACTCCAGTAGATAAAAATGTTATCGATGGAGTTAGTACAGAGAATTATTCTATAAACAGTGATAATTTAGATGTTCCGTTATTCAATTTTTATAATTCTGTTAACGGTGTGCAAATGAATTTTGAAATAGTTCCTTGTAAATTTACAGGGGAAGATTATATTTACGAAGATCCACCTAAACCAGAAAATGTATTCAGTTTTATCTATAAGAACGATAATCAAGGATCGGGCAGTGCAAATACAGGATTTTTTGTTCATTTCAGACAGGGAAAACTAAATTTTGCAGATTTCACTGTTGACAATCCAGTACCAAATGAAATCATAGCAGTTAATACTACAAACATTAATGATACAGACGTTTGGTTATGGCAGAAAGATAAATCGGGAAATTATAATACATTATGGACCAAGGTTAATTCTGCAACACAGAATAACAACGTAATTTACAATAGTTTGAGTAAAAGTTTAAGAACATTTTATGCAATAAGTTCTAGACAAGACGATCAAATTGACCTAAATTTTAGTGATGGCGTTTTTGGAGATTTACCAAAAGGACAATTTAGGTTATTTTACAGGCAAAGTAACGGTTCATCGTATGTATTAAAACCTGAACAGTTTTCTGGAGTTACAATATCTTTGCCATATGTAAATAGTTTAGGACAATCACATCAATTACAACTAACATTAAGTTTACAATATACAGTATCCAATAGTAGCGGTCCAGAGAGTAATGCTAATATAAAATTAAAAGCTCCTCAAAATTATTATCTACAAAATAGAATGATAACTGGGGAAGATTACAATATTGCGCCATTAAATGCTGGTAGCGATATATTAAAGGTCAAGTCGGTTAATAGAATAGCTAGCGGAGTCAGTAGATATTTTGAACTGTCTGATGTCAGTGGTGCCTATAGTAAAACAAATATATTTGCAGACGACGGAATGCTTTACCAAGAAGAAACAGAAAATATTGTAGAGCTTACATTTACTAATAGAAATCAAGTATTGGCCTTTGTTAAAACTTCTTTAGCAGATATAATCGCTAGCAGTTTTATGAAAAACTTTTATATTGAAAAATATGAAAATTTAAGTTTATCTGTGTTAGGTGTTTCATGGAATGAAACAAATAAAGTTGTTTCACAGAGCAGAGGATATTTCACAATTAATAATTTGCCAGTGTCTGTAGGGCAATTTAGTCAAAGCGATATGAAGTATATTTCTACAGGTGCATTAATACAATTTGCAGCTCCTAGTGGATATTATTACGATAAGAAAAATAATTTAAAAGCAAGTGCAACAGTTCCTCAAGGAGGAAGATCGTATATTTGGGCACTTGTTCAACAGATAATAGGTGATGGCTCTAATTATGGCAATGGTCTTTTAGATGATGGAACGGGCCCTGTTATATTTTCTTGTAGGGTTCCCCAGGGTTCAGTACCTAATGTTATAATTCCAAAGTATCCGAAATTATTAGAATACACTATTGAAAATGAAATATCTAATATTTGTATGACACAAAAAAACTTTGGATTAACGATAGATCAGCTTACAAGAAAATGGGATATAATATTAAGTTCTAACCTCAATTTATTAAACCAGTTTAGTTTAGATAAACAAGGAAACATAGACGATTCCGGTTTTGATTCAAGTTGGTTTGTAGCCTTTGTTTGGACAGGACAATATTATAAGGTAAGATTTAGAAACTTGAATTATATATTTGAAAGTCTCTCTCAAACGGCGTTCCATATTGACAGCACAAGTATAAATTTTGACTATGTAACTAATCAAGTTATAAAAGATAAAATTGAAGTTTTATCAATTAACACCGCTGGCACATCTAGTTTAGGCTATGATAGATTATTTCAAATAGATGATGCTGTTGTTGAATCGGACGGCTATGCTAATCCTAAAAAAGTTAAAGTTTCGTTTTATGACTATAATAATACTGGACAGTTAGATGATCCAGAAAGTTTCAATGCTATAGTTTTACCAGATGAATTAGGTACTACCGGATATAGAGAACACTTCATATATTTTAAAAAACTATCCGATGGTTTACGTTATTCTTTACAAGATTCTGCTAATTTTATTTCTTTACCTAATGAAAGTTTAGTAAATGACACAGATAAAGTTAACGGACAATTATTTTATTTTTATGATATAGATGTTAATGTTGTAAAGTATTATGATAGTGCAACCGCTTCTTTTATATATACTGATCAATATTTTGCTAGAGTAGGAAGAAGCGACATTAAGTTCCATTATCTGCATAACAGCGGAAGAGAACGTAGAATAGATCCTAGCAAGACGAATTTAATTGACATTTATATGTTAACGACAAATTATGATAATAATTTTAGAAGTTATTTAAAAGGAGATTTAACTGTTGAACCAATGCCTCCTACTAGTCAAGAATTAGAACAAAATTATAAATCATATCTTATTCAAATAAAAGCAATAAGTGATGAAATTATTTTTAATCCGGTAAAATATAAAGTTTTATTTGGCGATAAAGCCTCAAGTAATCTGCAAGCTAAGTTTAAAGCAGTAAGAAATAGTAAGATTGTTACAACAGATAATGATATTAAAACAAGAATCATAAGTGCAATAAATTCTTTTTTTAGTTTAAACAATTGGGACTTCGGACAAAGTTTTTATTTCAGTGAATTAAATGCCTATGTAATGAATTTACTTTCACCTGATATTGTTAACTTTGTTATACTTCCAAAAAATGAAAATGGTTTTGGAAGTTTTTACGAAATAACTTGTTTATCTAACGAAATATTAATCAGTGGCGCCACAGTCAATGATGTTGAAGTGATAGATGCGCTTACATCTAGCCAACTTCAAACTACAAATATTGTTACATCAACAGGAAGTTAATTGTGGCTAAGAAAAAATCTGCTAATTTTTTACCTGAATATTTAAAAACTGATAAAAACAAAAAGTTTTTAGCTAGTACATTTGATCATTTAATTCAAACACCGGAATTAGAAAGACTAGACGGATATGTAGGAACAAAACTTACTCCTAACTATAATTCGAATACTGACTTTTATCTTGATAATGGTACAAAATTTAGGAAAACTTATCCATTAGAACCTGCGTTAATATTAAAAAATTCTTCAGGAGATGTAACTGATGTAATTTCATTTGAGGATCTATTAAATGAATTACAGGTTTACAAAGTAAATGTTTCTAATATAGATAGTTTGTTGAGATCCAAATATTACGCATATGATCCTTATATAGATTGGGATAAACTAGTTAATTACTATGATTACTTTTGGCTACCTGAAGGGCCTAATACCATTGTTATTAATGAGCTTGGATTAAATGTTGATAATGAAATTATAGGAAATTCAAATTATAGTTTACCCTATTATTATACTGATTCAGTCGGCAACCAAATAGCTTATGAATTATCTAACGGAATGCAAGTGGCATTTGGCGACCAAGTAACACCAAGCAGTTATAGAGAAAAATTATTTTTTGTAGAAGGTGTAGGAGAATCTATAAAACTAATAGAAATAAGATTACTAGAAAGTTACGACGGGTTATCTACAGCCTATAATGAAACATTTGACTCTGATAAGTTTGACTCTTATCCCTTTGATGGAGATAGAAAACTTGCAACTGAACACGAATATATTACAATTAACAGAGCAAGTAAAGATTTAAATTCGTGGTCAAGATATAATAGATGGTTTCATAAAGATGTAATTAAAGTTTCTTCTATCATTAATAACATTGCAGTAAATTATGAATTTGATTCAAGAGCGAAAAGACCTATTATAGAGTTTAGGGCAAACATAAAATTATACAACCACGGCGAAGTTGGGTTAGAGAATGTAGATGTTATAGATGAAAACACCGTAGATGCTTTTAAAACAGTTCATGGTTCTTATGGATATTACATAGATAATGTTTTATTGCAATCAGGTCATAGAGTAATTTTCAACGCAGACCCCAATAATAAAAATAAAATTTTCAGTGTAGGATTTACTACAGGTACTACTTCGACAATAGTTTTAACCACTGTAACGGTTGCCAGTACTCTAAGTTATGCAATTTCTGTAAATTTTGGAGACGAATATAGCGGAACAACATGGTATTTTGATGCAGGGTCTAGTTTATGGAAATTTGGACAACAACGTAAATCTTTAAACCAGGCACCTTTATTTGATGCCTATGATAAAGATTTAATAAGTTTTTCAAATACTTCAACATATGAAACTAATTTTCAAGGAACTAAAGTTTTTGGTTATGATGTAGGCACAGGTGCCAATGATACAGTTTTAGGATTTCCTTTAAAATACCAAAACAGTGCAGGGATAGGTAGTTTCTTATTTAAAAATTATTTTATGACAGACACATTTGTTATAAAAGAAAATAATCTAAGTTCAAGCAAGAACGTCAGTATTTGCTACTTAAAAAATATAGAAACTCAAAAGGCTTTTAATGTTTGGCAGAATATAAGTGAGTACAAATTACCAATAATTGAAATTCAAACAGTTACTAATTCAACCTCTTCTTTATCATTGAAATCATTAGATGTACCTATAGATGTATCTGGGATAGATTCAGTTAAGGTTATTAAAAATGATGTTGTTTTAAAATCTTCTTTTACTGCAACCACAACCTCGACTCATATTACTTTGGAAGAAAACTTAGCAGAAAATGATCTCGTATCTATCAAAATTGTTACCGATCAAATACCAAATAATAATGGATATTATGAAACTCCTTTAAGTTTAAGTAACAATCCGTTAAATGGTCCAGTTACTGATTTTACATTGTCTGAATTAAAAGATCATCTTAATACCATGTTAGATGATATTACCGATATTCATTATGATGGGACCAATCTTAGAGATATTACAGGATATACAAAATATGGTACTCGTATTGTAACCAATGCTAATCCAATAGCGTTTACTGATTTATTCATAGGTAAAAAAGAACATAATGTAGTAGATGCTCTAAGAACTGTGGGTAATCATTATCAGCAATTTAAACAAAATTTTATTAGAAAGTTATCAGGTATATCATCTAATGCAAGTGTATATGATGCAGTTGATACAATATTAAAAGAAATTAACGTTACCAAAGATTTTACCTCTGCGTATTATAGATCAGATATGTTAGGCCACGGAGATACTAGAGTTGTTAAATCTTATAAAGTTACCAATCCAGCAATTACCGATTATCCTATTGGGTTTGACTTTAACCTAACAAGTCTTAGTTTTAAATCGTTATACATTTATCTTAACGGAACTCAATGTGTTTATGAGACGGATTATACTATTAATATAGATGAAATTTCATTTGTCGCTACATTGGCTGTTAATGATATTATAGAAATTCATACATTTAGTAATACACAAGGATCCTTTGTTCCTCCGACACCTAGTAAGTTAGGACTCTATCCCAAGTATGAACCTAAAATTTATACAGATGACACCTTTATAAATCCTGTACAAATGATCAGAGGTCATGACGGTAGTTTATTAGTTGCTTTTGGTGATTATAGAGATGCTATTATATTAGAATATGAAAAGAGGGTATATAATAATATAAAGGTTTCATACCAATCTAATATATTTGATGTTAAAGCAGGTTATCCTGGGTTATTTAGAAATAGATCTAAATTCGAACAAGCTACGGAAATTTTAAATCAAGACTTTTCATATTGGGCAGGAATTAATACCGTTGACGTAAGGACAAATTCAATCTATGATGCCGCTGATTCCTTTACTTGGAATTATAAAGATTCTATAGATAAAATTCATAATACTCAGATTCCTAAACATTGGAGAGGTTTTTTTAATTATTTTTACGATACTGACCATCCTCATACCGAACCCTGGGTAATGTTAGGATTTTCAAAAAAACCTGCATGGTGGGATTCATATTACAGTTGGACAAACGTACCTAAACGTGCAGCATTAATAAATGCTATTACATTGGGGAAAATATCTAATCCGTCTCAGGCTGCTAAGTATGATCTAAACTATGCTCGTACTGGATTTAGTACCATTGTTCCTGTAGATTTATCTGGTAATTTAGTTAACCCCTCTACTCTCGTTACAGAAAATAGTTTAGGAGCTCGTGCCGGCCCTTGGAACTTTGGAGATGGTAGTCCATCAGAAACTGCATGGAAAAATAGTAGTTATTGGCCATACGCTGTAAACATTGTTAGTCTGTTATTAAATCCAGCAGATTATTTGTCTGCGTTATTCGATACTAGTAGACTTTCTTATAATGTGATAAATCAGATTACCTATACACAGGACGATTTATACTTAAGTCCTAAAAAGATTATATTAGATGGTGAGGATAACGCACAAAGTAGCGGTTATAGTCAACTTGTGATTGAAGCAGGAAAAATTCGAAATAAAGATTATATTACAAATTTGAGGAATGATTTAGATTATCTTAACTTTAATTTGTTTTATAAACTAGGCGGATTTACAAATAAAGAAAAATTACAAATTAATATTGATTCTATCGATCCTGTATCTAATAGTCCTGGACTTGTATTACCTTATGAAGATTACAATATAATATTAAACATCAGCAATCCGGTTAAGGTAGCTTCTGCAAGCGGAATTATAATACAAAAGGTTAATGGTAGATTTATTATTAAAGGATATGATTTAGAAAAACCATATTTTGATACACTGTTGCCTATTAAGGAATATAGTAGTCCTGCATTAACTGTAGGAGGAACTACTGAAGATTTTACCGAATGGTCGGGAATAACTCAGAACAAAAATTATAAATTGAGTAATTCTGAGACATCCTCTGCTAATACAAGTCCTACTACACGTTTTTATAAACAGGGACAAGTTGTTAGATACAATAATAAGTTTTACAGATGTAAAATTAGTCACAATCCAGGCAGTGTTTTTGATATTACATATTGGACTAGTATACCTAGTTTACCTAGTAAAGGTGGAGTAACTGTACAAACTACTAAAAAGTTTAGTAATGAAGTTACAAGATACATATATGGTACAGAAATAAATTCTATTCAAGAAGTATATGATATTATTACAGGTTACGGTGCATACTTAGAAAGTCAAGGGTTTGAATTTGATTATTATTCAACAAAGTATTCACAGGTAATGGACTGGAAGTACAGTGGAAAAGAATTTCTATATTGGTGTACACAAGGTTGGGCTGATAATAATTTAATCACATTAAGTCCGTTCGCTTATTCATTAAAATATAGTTTTTTAAACAGTGTTGTTGAAAACTTGAAAGATAATAGATATGAATATAGTTTGTTAAAAGCAGACGGTAAACCCTTCCCTCAGGAAAATTTTAGCCTTACAAGAGAGGATGGATATTGTACATTACAAACTGTGGATACAGAAGAAGGTTTTTTCTTTGTAAAATTTATTAGCGTACAGAAAGAGCATGGGATTATATTGAATAATTCAACTGTGTTTAATGATACTATCTTCGATACTGAAACAGGTTATAAACAAAGAAGAATTAGATTGTCGGGTTTCAGAACCAAAGACTGGAATGGAGACCTGTATAGTCCCGGATTTGTATATGATAACTTTACAATTGGTGATTGGGAAATTTATAAAACTTATGAAATAGGAGATATTGTAAGGTTCAATGGTTCTTATTATCAGGCTGCTTATAAAGTAGAAAGCTCAGATAAATTTATTTTTAGCAAATGGACGTTGCTAAATGAAAAACCTGTACCAGATTTACTTCCTAATTTTGATTACAAGATTGGACAATTTGAAGATTTTTATAGTTTAGATATAGATAACTTTGATTATAGTCAACAAAAATTAGCGCAACATTTAATAGGTTATACTCCTAGAACTTATTTTGACAACATTTTTACAAATTCTATCAGCCAATATAAATTTTATCAGGGATATATTAAAGATAAAGGTACAAAAAATGCCATTGACAAATTATCTAAGGCAAGTAAGTTTGTTAACAAAGGAGATATTACCTTTAATGAAGAATGGGCATTTAGGTCAGGGTTTTATGGAGGATTCAGCAATTATGATGAAGTTGAATTTCCGCTAATAGAAGGTACCAGTTTAGAAAATCCATACTTAATTACTTTTGTTGAGTCGTTACCTAACGATTCTAGTCCATTAATTAATTATATTACACCAAATGATTTGTTATTAACTCCTGTAGATTATGTATCTACATCAGTTTTTCCGACTATAACTGTACAAAATATCCAAGTACCAGATTCTAACTACACACAATCAGCTTCAGAGTTATCTGGTACATTCAACGATGCTGGGATAATTTTACCAACAGCTGGATACGTAAGATTAGATGATGTAACAGCTACGGCTTATAATAAAAACAGTTTGTTAGATATTGCTCGTAACAATCAAATACAAAATAAATCTACTATTTGGACCGGATTTTTAGAAAACGGTCAATGGTCTGTTTATAGGTACATTAAAAAAATAGCAAAGATTTCCGGAGTATATGTAAGTTCTCCTGGAGAAAATATTACGTTTAGTTGTAATTTACATCATTATCTCAGTATAGGTGATATAGTTAGTGTAGTAAATTTTAATTCGCAGGTTAATGGTGTATATATAGTAACAGCTATTCCTCAGGTTAATCAGTTTACAGTTCAATCGTCCTTGACTTCTATACAAAATGAAGAACAATTTGCCTATGGAAATTTGTTTGTGTTTGACGTTGTTAGATATTCTACATTGTTAGAAATTGTTAATAAGAAACAGTTATTAACTCTAGATCAAGGTGAGTTATTTTGGGTAGACAGCGGCATCAATAACAAATGGCAGGTGTACGAAAAAACAACAGATTATCCAACAGACTATATTACTTCAATTCCAGAACCTTCCGCCCAAGAGCTAGGTCATACTATTTGGGCAGGAGACGGAACTGATAAATTTTTTGTATCAGCGCCTAATTTTTATACATCTGCTACATACAGTTATGGTAGGGTAAAAGTATTTTCAAGAGAAAATGATCTACCTAAGAGGTTGTTCGAATACACATTAAATTCCAGTAATTTAACCTATGCTAATGCTACCAAACCAACCGAGTTTGGTTACAGCATGGCTTATGATTATAACAAAAATTATATAATTGTCGGCGCACCAAGAGCTAGTAACATCTATGGGTTTACAGGATTAGAGGAAGAACCTAGTGATGTTGTCTATGGAATAGATATTCTTATTAGTAATAGTGCTACAGTTCTTTCTGCATCAGGAAGAGCAATAAGTAATAGCGGATTTGTAGTAAGCCCTGATTATGTTCAATGGACAATGTCATTGTCGGCTACTACTAGTAGTATTACTTCCAGTACAGGATATTTAACAATAAGTCCTAGAATATACGAAGACGAAGGTCTTGTAAAAATCAGTAGTATAGGACCTTACAATGATGACGAAATAGTAGAAGCAGTTTTAACTAATCCTTACCCTAATTCTTCCACATCTTCAGATAGAATACGATTTGGTCATTCTGTGTACATAAATGAAGTAACAACTACCTCTAATACTTTACTTTTAGTAGGTGCACCTGGAACTAAAAATATAGGTCTAGGGCTTTACATTTATCCTAATCAAGTTACATTTGCTTTAAATACTACAACTACTTCAACAGTTTCTGCAACAATAGTAAGCGCAGTAACTAATATAACAACTGGTACTCAAGGCAATGTCTATGCATACAGAATTAGAAAAGCCGCAGGAATACAGATCGGTATTCCTTTTAGTGGAATTGCAGTTTATTCGACTAGTTCGGTAACATTAAAAGTAGGTGACCAGTGGGGTTATAAAGTTAGCGGTAGTGCTACAGGATCCTTGGTAGCAGTAAGTGCTCCTGGTTATCAGGATTCTACATCTTCAGGAGTGGTACAGGTATTTAGATATACAAATGCCTTGATTACTCATTATCAAACACTATTCAATCCGGCAGGCCCAGTAGGAGAATTCGGTAAGGATCATATTATTTCGTATTCAGGAAGATACTTAATTGTCAGTGCTCCAGAATATAGAAATTACGACACTTCATATGGAGCTGTAGTAATTTACAGATTAAACAGCAATAACAAATATCAGTTTTTACAAAGTCTTTATAACCCAGTGGCTATTAGCGATCTTAAGTTTGGTCATAGTTTGTCATTGGATAGAAATGAAACGAAACTTTTGGTCAGCGGGCTAGGTACGAATAGATCTGTTACTTTAATTTTTGATAAGAGCAGTCAAGAGAATGAAACTACTTTTGATGGTGGTACAACTAAATTTATTGAAATAGTTCCTGATGCAGGTGTTGTCTATGCTTACCAGAGATTTGGTTCATATTTTGTACTGGCACACGAACTAATTGATAATGCTGTAGTTGAAGGTAGTAGATATGGATATGATGTAGTTTCTACCAATAGATACTCATATGTTGGCGCTCCTTATTCTGAAACTACACAAGGCGAAGACAATAGCATGGCATTTATTTTCGATATGCCATCTATATTTTCTGTAAAACGTCAGCAACCTAATTTAGTAGATACGAATAGTGCAGAACGAATTGCGCTAATAGATAAGCATAAAGAAGAAGTTACAGAATATTTAGAAGTGATAGATCCGTTAAAGGGTAAAATTTCAGGACTAGCAGAGCAGGAATTAAAATATAAAACTCCTAGTGATCCTGCAATATATTCAATTGGTCGATCTAGCAATATTGTAGATGATAAAAATAATTGGTTAGATGAGCATGTCGGCGAATTATGGTGGGATCTAAGTACAGTTAAGTTTACATGGTATGAACAAGGAGATGATCTTTTTAGAAAGAATAATTGGGGTAAAGTATTTCCCGGATCTACCATTGACATTTATGAATGGGTAAGATCTAATGTATTGCCAAGTGTATGGGCTGCGCAGGCAGATACCAACGAGGGTATTACATCGGGAATAAGCGGGCAACCTAAATATCCTAATAATGAAGTTATATCTGTCAAACAAATTTATAATAGCGTTTCAGGAATATTTGAAAATGTTTATTATTTCTGGGTAAAAAATAAATTGATAGTTCCTGATGTAAAAAATAGAAGATTAAGTGCATACCAAGTTGCTAGCTATATTTCAGATCCACAGGCAAATGGTGTTAGATTTGCAGCCTTGCTAAGTCCTAATTCTGTAGCGTTTGCAAATGTACAGCCTTTATTAATAGATGATCGCATAAGTGCTAATATATCGTTCAATAAAAATAATCCTATTCCAAGACATACAGAATGGTTATTGTTAACAGAAGGAGATGCTAATAGTGTTCCTAATGCGTTACTAGAGAAAAAATTTATTGACAGCTTATTAGGTGAAGACATAGATGGTAATCCAGTACCTGATCCTAGTTTAACCTATAGAAATAGATATGGTATAGGGATCAGACCGCAACAAACAATATTTAAAAATAGAATAGAAGCTCTAAGGAATATTATATCATTTGCAAATTACAGATTGTCTAAAGAAGAAATTGTAGGTTTATATAACTTAGACAACTTAAAATTAAAAGATGAAATACCGTCAGAGTCATTAGGAAAATATGACTTTTTAGTAGATACTATTCAACAATTATCTCAAATAGATACCATAGCTTTTATACAGGCACAATTAACCTGTGTAGTAGAAAATGGAAAAATAGTTGCAGTTAATATCGTTAATTCTGGAAAAGGTTATTTGTTTGCACCTAATGTTGTAATTTTAGAAAATAAGACCCCTGCAACTATAAGAACATTTATTAACGAGTTCGGAGAAATCATTTCTACCTTAATTGAAAATTCTGGATATGAATTTGTAACAGCTCCGTTACTTTATGTTCGTTCCTATACAGCGATATTAACAAGTAATGCAGAAAATAATGGACGATGGACAGCTCATGAATATAACAAGCAATTAAATCAATGGGTAAAAGTTTACGCCCAACGTTATAATACTGAAGAATTTTGGGATTATATTGATTGGAAATCAGATGATTACAATGAATTTAAAACTCCTTTGTATGTTTTAGATAACTTATCTAGTATAACTGCTTATAATAATGCTCCATTAGGAACGTATATTAAAGTGAAAAACAACGGTAATGGCAAATTTACTATAGTTGAAAGAGTTAATAACGGAACATTAACACCATTTTATAACAGTGTATACGTTGAATCTGGAACAATTAAAATTCTCGATAAGCTATGGAATACTGAATTATCAGTTTATAACTATGACGAATCAGGTTTGTCGGATACTCTATTTGACCAAAAAAATGTTATTGAATTAAGAAATATTATTAATGCTTTAAAGCATGATATTTTCAAAGATGCCTTAAAAGTTTATTGGAATTTATTATTTTTTGCAGGTGTTCGTTATGCATTAACCGAACAGAAGATGTTAGATTGGGCATTTAAAACATCATTTGTTAATTTTGTTACTGATCTTGGAGTATTAGATCAACGGGCAGTTTATAAATTAGAAAACGAAAAATATTTTGAAGATTATATTAAAGAAATTAAACCTTATCATAGTCAATTAAGGAATTATACTTCAAAATATAATGCAATTGAATATTTTTCACATAATATAACAGACTTCGATATGCCTCCGGTTTATAGTCAAGAAACTCTAGGTTACTTTCCGATGCATATTTCAAGTACATCTACTGCCACAGCATTTACATTAACCAACACATTAACAAATGTCTTGCCTTGGAAAAACTGGACAGAGAATCATACATATTATGTTAAGGAAATAATTGTTGCCGACGGTGGACAAGGATATACACAAAGACCTACTGTAACTTTAGTACCTGTAAGTGGTGATTTTGGTTCAGGTGCAACCGCAGAAGCATTTATACGTGCAGGAAAAGTTGTTAAAATTACAGTTACAAATCCAGGAAGCGGTTACCTTATTGCGCCGATTATTCAGTTTACCGGCGGAGGAAACTCAGTTACTCAACAGGCCACGGCTAGTGTTATAATCGCAAATGATACTATCCGTAAAAATTTAATTGGTTTTAAATTTGATAGAATTTCTAAGGACGTTGAAATAGAAGATGTCTATGTTACTGATCAATTTATCTGTAACGGAGAGCAAAATACATTTGTACTAACCTGGTTAGCAAACACAGATAGAAGTACAATTACTCCTACCTTAAATGGAAAGTTAATCTATTCTACAGATTACAAGTTAGAATATTTTAAACAAGATTATGAAGGGTATTATGCAAAATCGTTTACTCGTATAACTTTATTAAATGTGATACCGTCTGCGAACCAGGTATTCAAAGTAGTTTATAAAAAGAACATTTCACTTTTTAATGCTGTAGAAAGAATAGAACAATATTACAATCCTACAACAGGTATGTTAGAAAAAGATGTTCCTAATTTGGTATCTGGATTAGACTATCCATTGACTACTTATGAAGGAATGATATTTCAAGATACACCACCTTGGGGAACAACAAATTATGATACTGCTCCTTGGGATGATTTAGTTCAAGAATATGTTACTGTAAAATTAAAAGAAGATTTATACACTACTTCTACTATAATAAAAGTTAACACAACCACCGGAATCACAACAGGGCAAAGTATAATTATTGGCAATACCAGTACTATTAGAATAAGACCTGAAACTATTGTCACTGCAATAAACTCAAATACAAACGAAATAACTATCAGTAGTCCTACTTATAGAATTAAAAAGGTAGTGTCCACTGCCACTGCAATTGGTTCTAGAATTACGTTTACGACTACTAAGTTGTTTAGAGGTGACATCAAAGTTGGAGATAAAGTTTTAATAACCAATGTTGTTAATAATACTTTCAATAGTTTATATTCAATTTTAACCACTACTAATTCAACTTTCGAGGTAACTGCTACCCAAGTTCTTAGTGCAACTACTTCGCAGGTTACTACTGCTACTCAGGTTAGAATATTAAGTATTCTTAGTACAGTAAGTTCTACAGCATCAGTCTTAGACAAAGTAGTCAAGCTGAGCACAGGAACTTCTACTTTTTCTATACAAACTTATGCAATATTTTCTCAAGTTGCAACTGCTACAGTGCAATTTAGTTCAGGATCACCTACCTGGTATATAACAACTAGTTCAGGCACAGTAACCAGAGCTGTTATTAATGTTACTGGGGTAAGCACAGGAGTGATGACCACTGCAACAGCTACTATATACGGATACACTGAAATAGATTTTTGGAAGTACAATTATGATCCTGATTTATTAACAGTGAATTTATCAGGTGGCAGTTATTTTAATGGTACGAATACCAGTGCATTTGGAATCACGGCCACTGATGTTTCTGTACAAGGCGGAGGATGGATTAAACCAGTTGGTCAATATTATGGCAATAAACTTAATACAACAGTTCCAGGCACAACTGCTACAGTTTATGCAGATTCTATTGATGGGTATTATCTAAAATACCTATACAGACATGCAGACCAGGGAGGATTAGATTATTGGGTACAAACTATAGTCGACGGTTATCAGACTTTATTGGACGTTGAAAATTACATTAAAGCTAGTTCAGAAAGTCAACAAATTTCAGCCTCATTTAATCCTGATGGATTAGTTAATCCATTTAGAAGTTATGCTCCAGAAGAATTTGTTCCTGGAGATACAAAAGATAGTTTATCTTTAAGTGTATACACTAGACCTGAAAAAATAAATCCTATAATGTTTAATGGTGCTATTTTTACTCAACCGGGAGTAGAGACAACGGCCACAATAAACTTTATAACAGGTGAAATACCTGCAGGATTATTAGTAACTTTTGACGGAAGACCTTTAAGTAGGTCGTCGTCATATCCTTTACCCGGACTAAACAGCAGTAGTTACTTCTTGCAAGGAAATAAACTAACTGTAGCAGCTCAAAGCGCACAAGGTAAAATTGGATATTCCTATGTAACAGCAGGATCATCTACAGGCTTAGACAGTCAAACAGCAGCAGTTGATTTTGTGACAACATCTAATACAATTTTAATTAGTGATCTAGCATTCAGCGATGTCAGCAGAGCTTATGTTGAGCTCGATGGAGTATCAGTTAACCAATATGTAACAGGCACATCGTTAGGATATGTATTAGAACCGGTCAGTGCAGACAACAAACGTGCGTCTGTAAAAATTAAAAATATACCTTCTGGTAGGCATGAAGTTCTAGCATGGTTTTTTAGAAATAATTTTGAATCACTAAATCGTATAGTCGAGCAGTACTATGTCATTAGTACAACAACTTCTTTACTGACATTTGCAAGTCCGCCCTTTATGCTAGAACCAATATCTGGTCAGGTGATAGTAGAACATTTATCTGGTAATAATTATGGTAGCAGAGTAAGATTGCTTCCTCCTGATATAAGTTATTACAAGGTAAGCAACTTACAAAATACATATGATATTAACAATAAACGCAGCGGAAGAATTTATAATAACCAAAATGTAAAAGTCTATGTAAATGGATATGAAATTAGACCAGGATTTGATTTTACTATTAATCAAGGTGCTGAAACTGTTACAATTAATACAGGCATTCTTAGGAATAATGATACCATAACAATTATGGATCTAGTTGATTATGGTTACGTTGTTTTAGAAAATCAGATTAGACTAAAAACTGCACTTACCAGCGGATCATTAAAGGTAACCCATTTCCAAAATCATGATTCTATGGGAATAAGAACTGAAACTTTTGACCTAAGTCACAACAACGAATATTACCTAAGCCTGCCAGTTTTCAATGAAAACTACGTTTGGGTCACTGCAAATGATCAGTCACTTATTGCAGGATTTGATTTTTATTTGAAGTCAGATATGCAAACGGTTGTAATTGGTAATGATGTTGATATGGTATTAGGATCTAAGATTGTAATTAATACAATTAATCCGGTGAATTATTCAACGAATATTTTAGCCTACAGAATATGGAAAGATATTTTTGACAGACAAAGTCTACAACGTATAACAAGATTTTTTAGGACTCGTCTGGCGCAGCCTTTAAATTATTATGATACAAGTATTCATGTTGAAGATGGAAGTGTATTATTTTCTCCTAATCCTAGTAAAAATATACCAGGTGTTGTGTTTATTGACAGTGAAAGAATTGAATTTTTTGTGAAAAACGGTAACGAACTTACACAATTACGCAGGGGAACTTATGGTACTGGTACTCCTTGGTATTCAGATGCTGGTACATTAGTCTATGATCAGAGTATGAGACAGAATATGTCCACGGAAGAAAGAAGTTATATACAACATATTCCTAGTTCCAATACAACAACCTACATTATTAGTACTCTAACTAATACTAGTTCTTTCAGTGTTAATACAACAACTAGTGTAGGAAATGGTATAGTTTTATTAACCACTACAACTAATGGTGTGTTACCTGCTTTCGAAGATCAGGTAGAAGTATATTATGGAGGTCGTCGTTTACGTAAGGATTCTGTTACCGTGCATGATATAAGTCGTGCTTATGATAATACATCTTCTGTATTTGTAAATGGTGTATATACAGCTAGTTATGAAATTTTACCTCCAGAGTTTTCAATACAAGTGGGCACGAGTCAAACATTAAGGTTAAATATTAGCGAAGAAGTTATTCCAGGTGTTAGAATTACTGTAATTAAGAAAACCAGTAAGATTTGGGATATTTCAACCAGTTCGATATTGACTAGTACAAGCACTCAAGCTAAGTTCTTACGTCGTGGACCGGCTGAATTACCAAGCGTATACTATTATGGAGGAAACTTAGAATTATATGATGAAAACAATGACCCACTAGCAGAGAATGATGGTGATTTATTACAAGGATTATAAGGTATGCCTAATGTTACCCAATTAACGATACTTTCTACAGCATCTACAAATACAACATTTGTTGTTGTAGATAACCAACTGACTAGAAGAGTCAGTTTCAATACAGTAAGAAATCAAATTTTAAATTCTTTAACTGGAATGGGTTACATTGGAACCACTGGTCCACAAGGACCATCTGGACCAGCAGGACCTATTGGACCTTCAGGCCCATCTGGAATACCGGGGCCCACAGGTCCAGCAGGAGGTCCTCAAGGTCCTACAGGTGCTACAGGTCCGCAAGGCCCTACTGGTCCTCTTGGAGGAATTAATTATACAATAACAAATAATGCCACTAACGATTTTGTAATAAATGGAAATAATGATCCAACAATAAGTTTGATCAGAGGATTTACTTATTATTTTAACGTGAATGCGCCAGGACAGCCTTTTTGGATTAAGACTACAGCATCAATTGGTGTTCTCAATGGTTATACTTCCGGTATATCAAATAATGGTACAGCTACTGGTACGGTGGTGTTCACTCCACCGTTGAACGCTCCTAATACTTTATATTATATAAGTGAAAATTCTCTTGCAATGCAAGGGATTATAACATTAAGTGATATCGGTCCAGCAGGACCTCCAGGACCTACAGGCCCGGCAGGAGGCCCACAAGGACCTAGTGGACCAAGCGGACCCAGTGGACCTAGTGGACCAAGCGGCACTATTGGTTTAAGGTCTGGAGTAATTTATAATTTCCAACCGTTATTTGGTAGCGGTAATCCTGGATCGGGAAATATAAAATATAGCACAAATATTATTGCCAATGTAAACGTAATTTATATACATAAAACTGATGCCTATGGTATAGATCAATCACCATGGATAGGGGCATGGGATGATTCAACAAACCCAACTGGACGTGGATTTTTGTATATTAGTAATGCTTTATCTACTGGAACAACTGTAACAAATATATTTAAAGTAATAGATACTTCAACGATTCAAACTAATCATATTGAAGTACCAGTTCAGTATATTTCAGGTTCTATACCTTCAACAGCTACAATGGCATTAATATTTGCACCGGCAGGTAACAAAGGTGATCCAGGCGGACCAACAGGTCCTACCGGCCCATTAGGTCCTACCGGTCCTAGCGGTGGACCTATAGGACCTCAAGGACCAATGGGTATTACAGGTCCACAAGGACCAAGAGGATTCACAGGCGATCCCGGAGTTACAGGACCACAAGGTATTACTGGTCCTATTGGTCCAACAGGTCCAAGTGGGGGTCCTAGTGGAGTAACAGGTCCTCAAGGACCAAGTGGACCACAAGGTATAACTGGACCACAAGGACCACAAGGAGTAACAGGTCCAACTGGAGCAGGAGTTACAGGTCCAACTGGCCCAGGTGTTCCTAGCGGCGGTGTAGCAGGCCAGGCATTAGTAAAATTAAGTAATGCTAGTTTTGACACAGGGTGGTCATACTCTGCAGGCGGGGGAGGATTAGCTACATTTAGAACAACGTCTACTACCGTTACCAACTCCTTATCCACAGGCACAACTGCTAGTACACATGTAGTTGGTTATAAAAGTTATGTATTGAGTAAAGTTATAACTTCTGTGCCTGCATGGGTTAGAATATACTCTGATAGTACAAGTAGGTCATCGGATAGTTCACGAGCTGAGGGTAATGATCCATTACCTGGATCTGGCGTCATTGCAGAAGTTATCACAACTGCTGGGTCATTAACACAATTAATAACTCCTGGAGTTATAGGATTTAATAATGATGCTTTAACAACTAACACAATTTACCTAGCAGTTACAAATAAAAATACAGTTTCAAGTGCTATCAGTGTGTCGTTGGTAGTATTAGGATTGGAAGCCTAAGATGTCTTTAAGAGAATATGTAGTTACGCTACATAATTTTGAAGATCTAGAAAATTTTTATCTAGATATGGAAACTGAAGGTGGCGCATTATATGTTCCTAACAGAATTATTTCAGTTCAAGAAAGGCAACCTACAAGCAGAAATACAACATATTTGTTAACAGATGAAGAAGCTGAACAGGTTAGAAACGACCCCAGAGTAATGGCGGTAGAATTAAGTATAAAAGAACAAAATCTAGTATTTCGACCATTGTATACTCAATATAGTTCTACATGGAATAAAAGTAATACAATAAGCAATACACATGTAAATTGGGGTTTATTAAGATGTGTTGAGGGAGAAACTAGACCTAATTGGGGTAGTAATGGCACTACAAACGTAAGTGGCTCTATTAATGTTACCGCCAGCGGAAAATATGTTGATGTGGTTATTATAGATGGACATTTTAACCCTTCTCATCCAGAGTTTGCTGTAAATGCAGATGGTTCAGGAGGTACAAGAGTTGTGCAATACAATTGGTTTGATCTTAACCCTATTGTTATTCAAAGTCCTGTAAGCACCTATGTTTACACTCCATATATTGATAATTCCTACGGGGATTTCAATAATGATGGATTTCCTGATAGAACTTACGACAATGACCATGGGTGTCATGTAGCAGGTATAGCAGCAGGTAATAGTCAAGGCTGGGCGCGAGATGCAAGCATTTACAATATAAACCCCTATTCTACTAATCCAAGTTATACGAGTTATTTTTTACAATATGTCAAAGTATGGCATCAAACTAAACAAATTAATCCAATAACAGGAATAAAAAATCCAACTGTGGTTAATATGAGCATTGGTTTAACAACTAGTGTTAACATTACTACAATAACTCGTGTTGTATATCAAGGAACGCAATATGTTGGTAACTTTACTAGCGTTCAATTAACAAACTTTGGAATCTATAATGATGGTAATTTTGCTTATACCATGGTAAGAAATGCTAGTATTGAACAAGACATAACCGATTTAATGAATGCCGGAGCTATAGTAGTAGGTGCGGCAGGTAATACATATAGCAAGATAGCTAATTACAGTGCTACAGCAAGTAATGATTATAATAATTATTTTCGTGCAAATAATATAGATTATTATTATATGAGAGGTACTGTTACCGCTGTAACAAACGCTTTGTTAGTAGGAGCGATAGATTCAACGGTCGTTGAGTATAAAACAAATTTTAGTAATTGCGGTCCTAGGGTAGATGTATATGCTCCTGGTAGAAGAATAATAAGTAGTGTTAATTCAACAGTAGATACCTATGTAACAGATAATAGAAATGGCTCGTTTGTGCTAGGTAAAAGATCTGGAACATCTCAAGCCTGTCCTCAAGTTACAGGAATTGTAGCTTGTCTAGCAGAAAATTGGCCTACAATGAAACAAACTGATGCTGTAACTCATATAACCAATTATGCCAAGGTATCTCAAATTACAGATACAGGTGGAGGTCCTAGTGATTATACCAGTCTACAAGGAAGTACTAACAGGTATCTATATTTTTACCCGAAAAGACCTACGCAAGGGCAGCTAGGACCTGTGTCAAATTATGGCAATAGACCTACTAAGGGTCAAGTATATCCCAGGGCTAGGATTTTTAGATATGGTAAATCGTAGACGAATTTTTTTTAATAAATATCATTATGAATCAAAACATTCCTCCTAATAAACAAGTTCAACCTTCAATGCCTGTTTCAAAACCTAACGAAACAAGCCCTATTTCTCTCCAAGGACATTTGAAAATTTACGATCCTATTAGCAAAGAAGTATTTGTTAATAAAAGAAATGCTATTCATTATGAAAATTTTAGCATAGCTTTAGCTAAAAGTATTGCCAATCAGGGAGAAGGCACCATAGGGGAAATGTGTTTTGGTAACGGCGGTACATTGGTAGATAGTACAGGGATAATAACATACCTAACACCAAACACAATAGGTAGCGGATCTTCCCTTTATAATCAAACTTACTCTAAAGCTGTTGATGCTAGAAGCCCATTTAGTACGGACCCTGCTAGAAATTTTATGGAGGCAAGGCATATATTAGGGGTAGCATACAGTGATGTTTTGGTAAGTTGTTTATTAGACTTTGGTGAACCATTTGGACAAGAAGCGTTTGACACCGCAACGTCTACAGAAGGTGATTATGTTTTTGATGAAATAGGGCTTCGCAGTTACGATCCTGGCGGTCCTAATTTAGGTTTGTTGTTAACACATGTAATTTTCCATCCTGTACAAAAATCTCTGAACAGATTAATTCAGGTAGATTACACCATAAGGATTCAAAGTTTAAGTAACGGAATTTAAAATGCCTACACAGTACATTTATACTTTAACTTTTGCAGATCCTACTAAAAATCCAATCCAAGTAATAGGAACTAATAACGGAACCGGAATTAATAATTACGATACTAGCTTAGATTTAGTCGGACCAGGATATCTTTTATATGGGCAAAGCATAGCTCAGAATTTCGTTAAATTGGTTGAAAACTTTGCAGGACCTAATCCTCCTCAAAATTCGATTGAAGGACAGTTATGGTATGATACAAGTGACCCCGATCGTAATATTTTAAGAGTTAACAATGGAAATCAGACAAGTGATAGATGGCCTGTAGCCAGTGGTATTTACACTCAACCAACTGATCCTGCTACTCAGTATACACAGTCTATAGTAGAAGGTGACATGTGGGTAGATACACAGAATATGCAGGTAAAAATAAGAAATGGTCCGGGATGGACCATAGTGGGACCTAGTACATCTATCAATGCAAATAAAACCGGACCTGAAAATGTTGTTTTAGAAAGTACCACCGGACAATTTTACCCTGTTATATTAAATTGGGTAGATGGGCAGGTTGTTGAAATTATAAGTAATTACGAATTTACACCGAGATCTGTGATTAATGGATTCGGATCCATAAGCATTGGAGCAAACTTAACCGGTAGAAACGGAGCGGCCTTTCTAGGTTTAGCATCTAGGGCATCTAATTTACAGTTAACCAATGGTGTAACTTTCAGTTCTCACGAAGTTTTAAGAAATAATATTGTCAGTACCAGTAAACAAATACATACTGGAACATTCATTGTAGAATCAACCAACGGATTTAGTGTTAGAAGAAATACAACAAGCCCCGAAATAAAGTTACAAGTTTATCCAACTTACGGCATAATTAGTTACACAGCAACTAGTCAGCTGTTTAGAGTAGGAATAGAAGCCAATTCGTATATATCTTTTAACGGCATTTATAAAAAAGTAGGCATTAATTCAACAGCTAGTCAATTATCTGCTGCTAGTCCTACATTAACCGTTAACGGAGGAGCAGGTTTTTCAGGAACCTTAACAGTAAATGTTAATAGTACATTAACGGCTATTGAAGTGTTGGGTAATGTAAACATAATTGGAGGCATTACCAGTACTAATAGTATAACGGTAGGTAATTCTTTATCCGTAGTTAACACAATAACTACAAAAAATATTCTAGCAACAAATAGTTCTGGTGTAATAGGTAGTACTAGTACTCCTTTTTATCAACTTTATGTAAGTAGAATAGGAACTACAGGAACATCTGTATACATTTATGGTGAAGTAGAGTCTGCGCAGAAACTTTCAACTTTAAGGTCGTTTAGTATAAATGGTGTAATTACAAGTACCAGTGTGTTATTTAATGGTACATCCAGTGTGGTCCTTACAGCTACTACAAATGCTTCTTTAATTACTGGTACAACTTATACCACTTCTACCACAGGAACATTGACACTATTGGTTGTTAATACAGGAACTGCTAATCCAGTAATACAAAATACTTCAAAAAGACAATTTCTTTCAGATTCCCCTGAATATTCTTTTAACACAGGCATGATTGTACCTTGGACCACTACAACTCAACCAACATTAGTTAAATCAGATGGTCAGCCTTCTTGGCTGTTATGCAATGGGCAAACTACATCTACATCTGCCCAATTTAATTTATTTTCTATTCTTGGTTATCGTTATGGCGGGTCTGGAGCTAATTTCAGTGTGCCTAATTTTACTCTAAGTTTGACTACAGGAACGATTTATTATCTTATAAAGACTTAATATAATGGCTTACGTAATTTATAAAAATGGTGATTCAGTACTAACAGTAATAGATGTTGGTGAAATAGACAACACTACTACAAGTTTGGATCTTCTTGGCAAAAATGTTAACAATTATGGCGAATATATTAATAATAATTTTGTCAAATTGTTAACAAATTTCGCCGATGACACCCAACCATTAAGTCCTCAACAAGGTCAACTATGGTTTGACACCGTTGCCGGAAGATTGAAATTATATGATGGAGCCAGTTGGAATTCAAGTTTAGGGTCTTATGTAGATTCAGTAGAGCCAAGTAATGTAGGAACCGGGGAATTTTGGTTTAACGATAGTACAAAACAAACATTTGCTTATGATGGTACTCAATTTTGGTTAGTAGGACCCGGTACCAATCCTCAAGACGGAACAATAGGATTTTCTACAGCCACATTTAAAATATTTGATAATGTAGTTTCTGCACAACAGTATTATCCTAGTGTATTATATACTAGGGGAAATTATGTTGGGATGATATCAGAAAGTGCTTTTACTCTGCAGGCAAGTTCTGGAACAGTATTTTACAGTGTTAACACAACGTTGAATATAGTAAAAGGATTAACTATATTCAACGATATTAATATTAGAGGTAATATATACCAAAATGATAGTAATATATTGACCAGAGCAAGACAAGAAAGCTCTTATTATGATATTACAAGATTTGGTAAAGTTGATAATGTATCTGCTAATTCTTTAACTAATAAGATTAATTACGATAATGCAAATATTGCGATTGCAGCGGCAATAACCAAGGTATTCCCTCCAGGAGCAGTAGAATACCCATTAGGTTCAAGTTGCAGAGTAGTTTGCGACTTTAAAAATGTTGTAGCAATTACTACAGCTACAGGATTTTCAAGTACAGGCACTACGACTATAGCAATTTCAACAAACACTGCGATTCAGCCTGGACTTATAGTACAAGGTCCTGTTAGTTTATATCCTGAAACTATAGTTTCTACAGTATCTTCGTTTGTTATGACAGTAAGTAATGCTATTATTTCAACTATTAGTACAGGATCTGTTTTTGCATTAAGCACAGTTACAACGTCTGTAAGGCATTACACAGTGATTAGCACACCAACTACAAGATGGGCTCCATATGAGATATATACTGCTACAACAGTCGGAGTTAATTTAGGTAATTTCACTATGACTAATATAGTAGTGTAAGGATTAAAAAATGCCATATATTCTTAATAAAACAAATGGAACAATTTTAGTTACTGTACAGGATGCAAGTTTAGATCAAACTACAGATTTACTTTTTGTAGGCAAAAATTTTGCAGGCTATGGTGAATATCAAAACGAAAATTTTTTAAAATTATTAGAGAATTTTGCAAATACCACAGCTCCTGCTAAACCTATCGAAGGACAACTTTATTTCAATGTAACTGAGAAAAAGTTTTATGCATACGATAGTCTGCATTGGAAAGGTGTCGCTAATTTAGAATCTAGCTCTGAAACAAATATTCCTACGTCTACAAAATCACCTGTTCAAGGCGACTTGTGGTTTAATACAACAAAAAAACAACTAAACATATATGATGGAAATGATTATATAACAGTTGGTCCTCCTATTGGTTCCGATACAAGAGCGCAATGGCATGGAGATTTTGAATATAATGTAAGTTCTCTTGACTTACCTATCTATAATCTTAAGGCTGTGATTGGAAGTGCGGAAGAAAGTATAGCCATAGTCTCTGCAGATACATATAATTTACCACAATCTGAATCAGTTCAAAACCCATCTGAATATCCTTTGTATCCTATAACAAAGAGATTAGTAAGGGGTATTACATTACTAGGAGCTGATCCTGCTACAGGTTCTACAAGAAAAGAAATTACAGGATTATCTACAAGCACGTACTTGTGGGGAACAGCAGCGGAATCCCTATATGCTCTAACAGCCGCAACAGCTACATATGCTTCAAGCATGGGTTATACAGAAATATCTTCGGCAGCAGGAGCGAATAATAAAAATTGGTTTGTACCGTTTTTGAGTACAAGTACAAGTTCAGCAGTTGTATATGCAAATACCGGGTTACAATATAATCCGGTAACCAGAGTTTTAAGTACCATAGCAAGTAGTGCCTTATATGCTGATCTAGCAGAAAGATATGAAGCAGATGATGTTTATCAGTATGGTACGGTTGTTGTAATTGGCGGTGAAAAAGAAATTACCTTAACAGATATCAGAGCAAATACATCTGTAGCAGGAGTAATATCTAAAAATCCAGCTTATAGAATGAACGATTCTGTTGGTGAAAATCAAACTCATCCTTTTGTAGCTTTAAAAGGTAAAGTTCCATGCAAAGTAATCGGCCCGATAACCAAAGGGCAACTTTTAGTAACCAGTTCAGTAAGAGGTTATGCAGAAGCAGCTAAAGACGGCGATCATCCTTGTGCAGTAATTGGTAAGGCCCTACAGGATTTTATAGGTGATAGAGGTAAAGTAGAAATAATGGTTTAAACAGCCATTTCTGCTTTAATGGCATCGTAACTTGAATAGTCTACAAGATTTATATCATTCATTCTAAATCTAGTTATATCGTCTATAGACTCATTTAAAATTAGCGTAGGTAATGCTAACGGTGTCCTCGTTAATTGTTCTTGTACTTGATCTATATGATTATTATATATGTGAACATCGCCAAAAGATATGATAAGTTTCCCTACATTTAAATCAGTAACTTTAGCAAGCATATGAGTCAATAATGCGTAACTTGCAATATTGAAAGGCACTCCTAAAAACATGTCTGCACTACGTTGATACATATGACAACTTAATTCGTTATTAGATGACACATAAAATTGGGCTAGTAAATGACAGGGTGGTAAAGCCATTAATTCTAGCTCTCCAGGGTTCCAAGCAGACAATATATGACGTCTACTGTATGGATCTTTTTTGAGAGACTCAACAAGTTCAATAAGCTGGTCGTGATTGGCCAGTACGACTTTATTAATTCTAATTATAGGTTTACGCCACCTACGCCACTGCACTCCATATATGCGACCTAGATCACCCGGATGTCTTGCAACTCTTTTAGAAGTCCAATAAGGTGCCGCGGCATTATCAGACCAAATTGTTTTCTTATCAGCATATCTAGTACCATGTAGAATTTCTCTAAGCCTAAATTCATCTCCGCTACCTTCAATAAACCATAATAATTCAGATACAACTGATTTCCATGCAAGTTTTTTTGTAGTTATAGCAGGGAATCCTAATTGTAAATTGAATTCTAATTGCCCGCCAAATTTACTTATTGTACCTACGCCTGTTCTATCTTGTCTATGTTCGCCATTTTCTAAGATATCTTTTAGTAAGTTTAGATATGATCTTTCTGACATTATTGATTTTTTAAGGTTAGTTGTTGCTCATTGTAGATATGAAGTGCTCCTTTCACTTCTGGCACGGTGCATTCTACAACTACTCTTCGCTCACCGGATAAGGTATCGAATACAGCTATTACCACGCCAGGCCATTTGTAACCAGAAACCTTTTCAACGTAATCTCCTATCTGGAAATTCATTCTGCTTTAACCTTTTCAGAGCTAGATTTCTTTTTACTTGGCTCTAGTTCTTCGGCTTTTTTCCGTAATGCCTGTGCTTCTTTAAATAATTTATCTGCCATAGACCTTAAATCTGAAGCAGTTACTGGTTTGTTATCTACAACAGCACTTTCGTATCCAGGATGATATGGTGCTTCATCTACCATTTTCTTATATGAAGGATCATCTGATGGAGGAACAATTATTTCTTCTTTATTTCGTGAAGTAGTTTTCTTTTGACTTCCATCTGTTACGCTTAGGTCCTCTATACTTACTCCTTTTTGTTCAGCAATAATTTTGTTGAGTTCATTCAAAGGAACTTGTGTTTGAGAATTTGGTGTCATTAATACAAGGTTAGTAGGAACCTTCTTAAGATGTCCTCTTGTATGTAACCAGTTTAGCATGACTTCGCCATCCGGAAATCGTCTTGTTGCCAAAATGTCTGCTAACTCGTTGGCTTGTTGGCCGCTGTCACTTTCAATCACACTCATTAACGAGTCGTGATATGCATCTGGCAAACCATTTGTCCCTACAACAAGGCAATTAGTTGCTTCATTTGGAACAGTTCTATAAACAACTGCTATTCTAGCAGAGTTATTCTTCATTTTTCCTACATGTTTCATTAGTTATCCTTATTTTCTGCAGGTGTAGTAGCCGCAATAAACTGATCTAATTTATTGTATAAACCACCTACTCCGGCAACTTCTGAAGCACTAAATGTTCCTCTTTTTACAGCAACATCTATGATTGTTCTACAATTAATTAAATCGTTTATAGTCAATTCAGGCATCTGATTTTGCCCTTCATTATTTGAATCAGTTGTTACTTCACCCTCTTGACCATTAGTATTAAATTGATCTTCCATTATCATGTCCTTTCTTTATATAGATATTGGCATCCTAAAGATAACATTGAAATTTCTTTTGGATCTTCTAGTCCTATTTCTAATACGATAATAAATTTGTTTTCGTTATTCAATGTAATTTTGGATTTTATAGCATATCTACTATTTAAGTTTGATTCAATCCATCTCTCTACAGATTTGGTTTCTATTCTATTTTCGATCGTAACTTTTGCAAAATGGTCTGGGATAAAGGTTAATTTCCTTAATCCCAAAAGACCTAGCGGATTTACTTCTCCCCTCTTAATAGTCATACAGATTTGTAATAGGCAGTCTGTCCAAATGGAGCAACAATATTTTCGTTACCATGGATAATAAACAATGTGTCACAGTAGTCTTCGTCGCCCCAAGATCCATTAGGATAACCATCCGTAAAAACTACAAACTTTTTTGGATTTATGTCATTATCCTTCATATATATAAAGTTTGCTTCAAAATCAGTACCACCTCCGCCTTTGCATTCATAAGAGCTAATCTCGTCAATATTATCTCCTGTGAACTCTGCATAACTATAAACTTCAGTGTCAAAACACCATAGACGTATTTTAAAATCTATGTATTCATCCATGATACCTTTGATTTCACTAATAAAATCTTGAGCCATAGCATTACTAATACTACCACTCATATCTATACCTGCACAGATATCTATGGTTTCATGATTGGTCATTCCAGGAAGGATGGCACCTGAGTGTTGGCTTTTGCGATTAGGACGGGCAAAACTAAAATTACTTTTGAGGAGACTTTGAATATTCATTCTCAAAAGTTGACGCCAGTCCATTTTAGGTTCTGTAAATTCACTAATAAACCGTGCGATTCCTGCTGGAACCTTGCCTGCACCGGCACTCTGTGCGGCAGCTACCATTGCCTCTTTAATCTCGTCACGAATAGCCTTGCGCTCTTCTGGAGTAAGTTTGGGACGACCTTTACCGTTTTCATCACCTTCTCCCTCTCCGTCTCCGTCACCATCTAGATGTTCATCTAATAACTCGCCTAGATCACCTACATTAATCTTTTTGGCTTGTTCGTAGATGTCATTGTAAATCTCTTCATAAGACTTGCCACGGTATTTGTTATCTTGGAAAATTTTAATCCAGCTAGGTGCCACACCTATTTTCTCATCTTTAAGAATTTGGTTAACTGCGTAGTCTGCGGCAATATTACTTAGGATAGGATCTCTACCTTCTCGTCTGCCTAAATGGTCAAATACATTATGTAAAACCTCGTGTGCAAAGCCAAACTCACACTCTTTAGGGCTGAGCTTATCCACAAATCCAAGATTAAAGTAAAAGTTTCTACCGTCGGTGGCAAGTGTTTGGCACCATTCACTAGCTTCGACTAATTTCATTCTGGTAGAAAGATTGCCAAAAAACGGATGACGTAGCAGTAAGCCAACACGAGCTGTTACTAGCTTGTCTAAAATTTTATCTTTTTCATGTTTAGAGAATTCTTTGTTTGTCCAATTGGGTTTTTTTTGGCGCTCTGATTTCATAACTGATGACATAATTACTCCTAACAATGTAATATACTATTATATAGCCTAATTAACACTTTGTCAATTAAAAAGGGCCCTAAGGGCCCTTTTACTATCCTTCCATAGCCTGGATAATATACTTTCCATACTTGTCATGGAACTTATCAAAGTTTTTAAGTTTGCTTGCGTCGAACGGTAAAGCATAATTGGTGAGCGCAACTTTGGCACCCATAACAACTAACTCAGTTGGAAAATTATCCATCATAAATCCAAAAAAGTAATCTGCCATAGAATCCCAGTCTTTTACTTTTTTATTACTGGCTTCTTGAAGCTCATAGCACAAACTGATTGTTAATGAGTACATTGCAGAGATTTCCTTGATGTCAAACTTTTTAACCTTGCCTGTCAAAATATCTTCGGGCTTAGGCATCTGTTTGGCAACTTTACGGTGTGCCATAAATTTAACAGCGAGACCTTCACCTACAGCACCAGATACTAGATCTGTAAGTGTGCTTTCGCTAACATCATCATCTTCCAAAAGTTCACTAACAAAAGTCCAAGAACGGGGTGTGGCAAATGCACGACTGGAAGATTTTGGATCGAAATCGTAGAGATCCTGTTTGGCAAAGCCAACATATCCTACAACCTGTTCATGGACACGGTTCATAACAGCCCACTGATGCCAATCTTCAAAGTCTACACGAAGTTCAATATGAACAAAGCGATTAGCCAATGGAGCAGGCATACGGTAAGTAACACCCTTGTCAGCCTCACGATTGCCAGCCGCCACAATGTCTACGCCATCAGGCAAACGATAAGTGCCAACACGACGATTAAGAATGAGCTGATAAGCCGCAGCCTGAGTTGCCGGAGCAGCAGAGTTGAGCTCATCTAAAAACAAGATAGCTTTACTATCTGGGTCAGAGGGGAGTTCAGCGGGAGGAGCCCAAGTCATAGTGTTGGCTTGACTATTATAATACGGAATACCTTTGATATCAGTGGGCTCCCAAAGGCTCAAACGAACATCAATGACCTCACGATCTTGTTCAGCACCGATTTGCTTAACAATATCTGACTTACCAATACCCGGAGGACCCCACATAAAAATTGGACGTTGCTTTTTAATTGCCTTACGAATAGCCGCTTTGGCTTCATTTGGCGTAACAGTGCGATTAGCTAAAATCTCTTTTGCCATATTACTCTCTTAAGAAAAAAATTTGTTTTAGTTGCTACAGTATTATTATATGAAAAATCTATGTTGCTGTCAATGAGTTTTCTGAGATTTTAGACTTT